AAGAAATAAGAGCAGAAGTAAAACCTTTGGCTGAAGCAGAAGATCCAGCAAGATTTGCTAAAATTAAATATAACAGACTTTCTAAAACCGTTAGAAAAATATTAGAAAGGCAAAGGATAGAATAACCTCATGGCGCGCCAATCGGAAAGAATTGGCCGCTCTGGAGAATACTTAGTAGCCTCGCTACTTTCTTTATACGCTGATACTGTGGTTATCGTTCCGCATAGCGCAGAAGCAGACATCATCTTTGACGTTGACCACACGCTATATAAGTGTCAGGTTAAAACACAATCTAAAATACAAAATCGTAGAGTCTCATGGATATATGACTTTAGGCGCGGTGCTTATACCAAAGAAAGATTTTATTCAGAGGAAGCTATAGATGTTTATGCTTTGGTTGCACTTAAACATGGATTAGTTAAATTTATGTTTCCTCAAGGACTAAAACAAATAAGTTTTAAAGACGAAGAGGTACAAGCGTGGGACTCGCTAACAAATGTCAAAAACCTATTTAAAGAGCTTCAATGTCAACAGACACTTTAGGTTTTTCGTAATGCTTGAGAGAGTTCATACCTAATGATATTAAGTATTCAGCCACCTTATGTGGTGACTTCTTTTCTGTTTTACAAAAATCCTTAAAGTCTTTAGCAAGATGTTTGTTTACATATATTGGTTTTCTTCCGTTTCTTTCTTTTAAGATTCGATCATCAAACTCATATAAGTTCATAGTTACCTCATGGTTATAGAGAAACTTCTACAGAATAATCTCCTATATTATTACCCTTTGCATCTGTTCCGTAAACCATCTGTAATTCAAGGTCAATAAAGTGTTTGGCTTTTAACAAGTCAGTCACCCTATCCTGTTTCTCTCCTTTACTTCTGGTTATATATTTTAAACAACTACCTAGGTTATAAGACAGGTTGTTAGCGTATATATAATCAATAGGCTGTATCTTAGATTGCTTGTAATGCGTTCCAGCTACTTGGTTATTGGTTGCAAGTTTATCTATCTCTTGGTCCCAATCCTTTTCGTTTCCTATGTTAGTATGTGCGTATACTGTTTTATTCATCATAAATTTCTCCCAAATTTTATTTATTTATATTACCATAATTAGTAATATCGTGTTAGTATAAACAAAAATATTAATAAAAGGGAAATTTATGGATATATTAGAAAAGAATTTTGACATATCAAACACCATAGAAGTTGACGAACTAGCAAAGCGATGGGGAGTTAGCAAGAAAACAATAGATAACAGACGATATAGAGGACAAGGTCCAAGCTATTTCAAGATTGGTGGAAAGATACTTTATGATCTAAAAGATGTGCAAAAGATGGAAAATGACTCTTATATATCTGTAGATGGCACACGCTAAACTAAGTCCGTCATCAGCAAAGATATGGATGGCGTGTCCAGGTATGCCACAGCTACTTGCAAATATGGAAGTAGAATACAAAGTAGGCATACCAGCAGCGACAGGTACATTGATTCACGAAATGGTAGAGACACTATTGAAAGGTAGATTAAATAATCTTACCTTAGAAGAATATTATCTTGACACCACCCACCATGTAGAAGATTTTGATTTGACAGTTGATCAAGAGATGATTGATTGTGCTAATACTTATGTAGATTACATAGACAAGAGAATGATGGAGCTTGATGTTGCAAGACCATTGATAGAAGAAAAAGTTAACATGCCAGAGATACATGAAGATTTATGGGGAACAGCAGATGCTATCCTCATTGGTAAAGACACTATAGAAATAATAGATCTCAAAACTGGTAAGTGGGCAGTAGAAGCTGACAACCCACAAATGCGAATTTATGCACTCGGTGCATTGTCAAGATACGGCGATGACTGTACGGTGCAAATGACTATTGTTCAACCAAGGGGTTGGCACAAAGATGGTCATATCCGATCATATTCCATATCAGCTATTAATTTAGTTGAATGGGCTTATGAAACTTTGAAGCCAGCTGCAGAAGCTTGCTACGAAGAAATACCCACATATAACTATAGTAAAGACGGTTGCCGTTGGTGTAATGCTAAAGAGGTATGTGATACTTATAAACAAAACCAAAGGGAGAATTGAATGGTTGAAAAAAATAAAACTGAAACTGTCGATGAGCCGACAATAAAGTTTGCAGACGATGGTGTTGAACACAAGATTAGTGAGATGCCAGAATCTGCAAAAGAATTAATGGCACGTTGGCAAGAAAAGAAACAAATCAGAGATGAGTTTGTTGTTAAAGCAAACAATGATATCGATGATTTGAACACTTTGTTATCGGCTTATGAAGCTCGTATGAAACTTATATTAGAGCCAGAAGATAAACCAAAGATTGAGGTGCAATAATGTCATTAGCTAATATTAGACAGAAGGCAAAATTGAAACCACCAATTATGGTACTGTACGGACCTGGTGGCATCGGGAAAACATCTTTTGCTGCAACAATGAATAAAACTATTATTGTGCAAGCAGAGGATGGTATTGGTAAGATTGAGTGCGCTCACTTTCCTGTAGCAAAAACATATAGTGAATTTCAGGATAACTTAAAAGCATTAATAAATGAAAAATCAGAATATAAAACTGTTTGTATAGATAGTTTGGACTGGTTAGAAACATTAATGCATGAACATATATGCCTAAAGAATGGGTGGCCAGATATCTCTGCACCAGCCTACGGAAAAGGCTACTCCGCTTGTTTGGAGACTTGGAAGGAATATCTTGGCTTGCTGAATGAACTGCGAGCAAAAGGTTTTACTATCTTGCAGATTGCACATAACGAAGTGAAAAGATATGAAGATCCTTCAAGCGAGCCGCATGATCGCCACCAAATAAAGCTCCACAGAAAAGCCGCTGATTTAGTCATAGAACACAGCGACGCGGTATTTTTTGCTAACTATAAGATTGGAACTATCCAAGTAAAAGGTAAAGGTGGTGGTATGACTACTAAACTAAAGCAAGGCGATAGAACTATCTTTACGCAAGAGACACCTGGCTTTCAAGCTAAGAATAGATTTGGCTTAGATTCAGAAATGCCGTTTGATTGGTCAGCAATCAGGGAGCAGATGTTGAAATGAGCGAAGTAGAAAATAACGAACATTACTGCGATGACAAACCACAATATGAAGATGGATATTGTAATTATTGTGGCGAGAAAGAAAAGGATTGTTCAGAATATAAATGTTGGATTAAATAAAAAAGGAGTAATAAATGGATTTAACAAATTTTAATGTAGATGCCTCTAATGAAGGCAAGTCAGTTGTTGAGCCAGGTAGACACGTTCTGCATTGGCAAGGCGAAGAAGAAGAACTAATAGAAGGTAGAAACGGTTGGCGTGGGTGCAAGATGTACTTTGAAGTAGATGGCGCAGGCATAAGACTGAATCATACCTTTACTGTTGGTCACGATAATCCTAAGTATGTTGATAGTGGTGTTAAATCAATGCTACTTATGGCGCAAGCGATGGGATTAAAAGAACCACCAAAAGATACATCAACTGCCTTTATGGGTAAAAGTGTATCAGCTGAATTAGTCAAAGATGAAAACGGTTATCTGAAGATTAATGAAGATTGGGGTAGAACTTGGCAGGCAACAAATGTAAAGCCAGAACCTGTCAATGACAATATACAAACTGGTCCGTCTGAATCAGATTTAGCAGCGATGGGAACTACGGCTGTTGATGATGACGATGCACCATTTTAATTTTGATGGTAAAAACAGGCCCACTCTCTGTGCATATTGCAAGAATCCGAGTGGGCCATTACTCTACAAAGATGGAGATCACTGGCTTGGAGCGTGCTGTATGGCTCATTTAAAAAAGATTGGTAAGGGAGAAAGACTACCAAACAAAGCACAACTAAATGACAAGGGGATAGAATATTCCATAGCACAAACCAAAGATATATATTTAGAACTAGCAGGTAAAGAAAATCAGAAGCCTTTACATAAATGGGAGAGGGCAAACAGAAAAAGAATCTTTACTACTATTGTTAGAGAATATCTAAACTGGGCGAATGTGCAAGCGCAGTTAGATGATGAGAGAGCTGCAAATGGATTTAACAAAGTACCTGAAAAAGGACACACTCTATAACGAACCAGGTTTTAGTTCAGGCAAGAGTACACAAGATTTAATAAACGAGATGCAAGCACAAGGCTTGCAGGTCAGTCATTTAGAAATTACAGGGGATATAGTAAGAGTACCAGTTATTGATATTGCTGGTACAAAAGCTGATTCTGGTAATCAGAAGTCTGGTTATTATGTGGTCAATGAAGTAAACGGAAATTACTTTGCTACTTATGGTAATTGGAAAACAAGTTTTGAGGGCAAGTGGTCAAGTGTAAATCATAGCACCATGACTAGCGAACAAAAGCAAGATCTACAACGTCAATTGCAAGAGGCCAAGAAAAGGTCCAAAGAAGCTAAAGCACAACGGCATAATGAAGTGGCTAAAAAAGTTGAACGCTGGTTCGAGTCTTACGCGAATGTTATTGAACATGACTATCTCACAAATAAAAAAGTTAAAAATTATGGTTTAAAGCAATACCAGGATATGTTGGTTTGCGGTGTGTATTCTACATTAGGAGACATACGTTCTCTACAGTTTATTAATAAAAAAGGTGAAAAAAGATTTGCAACTGATTCAGAAATAAAAGGCAACATATTTTTAATTGGTGCAGAGATAAAAGACATACCAAAATTAGAAAAAATTATTTTAGCTGAAGGTTATTCTACAGCTGCAACAATATATGAAGCTACCCAAATTCCTGTAGCGTGCGTATTTAGTGCCAACTTTTTGTTGGATGCAGCCTCTAAATTACGTGCGCTCACAGGTGCTAGATTAATATTAGCACTTGATAATGATAAAAGCGGTGTCGGAGAAAAGAAAGCGCAAGAGTGTGCAAGTGCTGTAGTCAATTGTGCGGTGCGTTTACCTAGTGAAATCGGAGACTTTAACGATTTATATTTACGTCATGGTTTAGATAAAGTTAAAGCTGAACTTGTAGAACATAAACTAGGCATACAAAAATATGCAGTGCGTAATCTTGTAGGTAAGCCAGAGCCACAAAAGTTTTTAGTTGATGGTCTTATTCCTATTGGTAAGCCTGGAATACTTGCCGCAGTTGGTGGCGTGGGTAAATCGCTAAGTGTAATACAGTTAGCATTATCTGTGGCGTGCGGAGGCAGGTGGTGGGGGAAAGATGTAAAAGAACATGGTAATACTGTAATTTTTTGTGCTGAAGATGATTTAATGGAAATACATAGACGACTCGACTTGCTCGACCCCCTGGGCAAGCGTTTTAACTCCTCTCATGAAGTCTATGTATTTCCTGTCCCAGAACAAAAAGAACCAATGATATTGTTACGAGAAGAAGGTATTACACCTATAGCGCAGGAGTTAGTAGAAGAACTGCAAGCCATACCAAACCTAAAGCTTGTATGTTTTGATCCTCTCCAAGCATTTACAACTGGTAATGTATCAAGCAGTAATGAAGCAGGCCAACTATGGGGTTCTTATTGTGCAAACATATCAGCACGTCTTGGTTGTTCTACGCTTACTATTCATCATCTTAATAAAGGTGCATTAGCTAATGATAGTGATGACGCTATGAGTCACCGTGCGGAAATTCGTGGCGCGTCAAGCAT